GGTCGCCCATTCTGACCTCAACATCAGGCACCATAACCAACTCTCGGTCTCCGGACTGGATGCGAGTACCGTCAACGAGACGCCGGGCGATGCTGCGGAAAACGCCGGTGGACGCGATGACGGTGCTGCCGCCGGACGACGGCTTGTTCGTCGTGTTGTCGAAATTGAGCGCAGGCCGCACGATGTTGACCGCCGTCCCGTACTCGGTCAGCAGTCTGGTGACAGTTGCGGCCATGCGGTCATAGAAGGCGGTCATGCGCGCACTACCATCAGCCCGCTGTTTTTCAGCAGCGTCCTGAGTATGGCTTGAGATTCGCGGGTCTTCGTGACCTTCGCGGCCTGTCCGGGGTTGGCGTATTCGACTTCGACCGCACCAGCGATGTTCTCGCGGACGACAGGCAGGGCGGATGCCGGGTTGTACATGTCGAGGCCGTCAACCTGCTCAACGGTGAGCGCGCATTGGCAGTTGATGACCTGACGGGGGATTTCGGTGTTGAGCCACGCCCAGCCTTCGATGATGGCGTTATTGCGTGGCCATGATAATGATTGGTCGCGATCTGTCAGCGTACCGACAAAACGATTCCGGTTTGATTCGAGATAGTCCGCAGACTTGACGAGATATGATTCAACGGTTGCATCAGCGGGCAGGGTAATGCCGCGTGCGGCCGCGTAGAGCTTGAAATCAGCGAGGGATATGTAGGAGTTGGCCCCGCTTACGACTGAGCCATTTTCAACAACAATTGCCATGGCGATTCATCCGCAGGTGGTGTTATGGGCATCCTTGCCCGGTGTTCGTCAGCCCAACAGCAGCGAGGTGTGTTCCTGCTTGATGTTCTTCACACCCCATGCCAGCGCCACTTCATAGCGCACCATCCGAGTTCCGGGGTATGCCGAGATCTCAAAAGTCAATCCCGAATTAGGGTCGGTAATGTTGAAAACATCAAGAGCCATATCTCCGATCTTCGGGCGCTTCGGGATACGGGTTGCCAGCACGATTGCGGAGCGACTGAATGCCATGTTGCGAGCGGCGGCAGCCACGACGGTGATAGCGCGGGTGGCTGCGCCTTGAGCCTTACGCAGACCGGGGGCGGCGATGGTGATGCTGTCGCCAGATGCCGGGTTAGCGCCAGCAAACGAGACGGAGGTCACGACGTACTGGTTCGTGTCGTTGGCCAGGGTAATCACGTCACCGGCAGCAACTACGCCAGTGCCGGCGGTGGCCAGCGGCAGGACGGTCTGCCCGACAGTAAAGGCGGCGCTGGTCGTGGTAGCGGATGCCATTGCACCGGCGGTGCTGGTTCCGATCTGGCCAGACTCGCGAATGTCCATGCCAGCCGCGTTAATCAGGACGCCTTGTTGCTGCAGCGGAACATCGCCGCGACCAACCTGCACACCGTAGAGCGTGCGGAGCTTTGCGCCAGCCATGGTATCCAGCACAAGCTGCATGTCAGAGGTGGGCGCACCATTGTCCACCAGAATCTTGCGGGCCAGAGACGCTCCCTCGGTCGTGGTGGCAAAAGGAGTGGTTGCGGCAGTACCGGCGGCGCGGCTGAACGTCGATTGTAGTGCAGCCAAGTCAGCCTCAACAGCATTGACGATGCGGCGCATTGCTTGGGCAATCTGATTGGTCTGGATGGTGGCGATGCCAGCACCCTGATCCATGGCGTATTCTTCTTCGCCAGACCAAGAAAAGGGAGCCACTTTCAGGTTGCTGATGGTGATTCCAGCGCTGCCGATTGTCTGGTCGGCGGCGGCTGGAATGCTCATCGCCGGAGTTGCGTTTTCCAGAGCATTGGACTCAGGGACAACCGGTACATAAATGGTCTGATTCTGCGCTGCCATGGATGCACGAGCATCAAGCGTTACGGCGGGAATCAGGCCCGTGAGTTCGCGGGACACCACATCAAGGGCGGCGTAGGCATGAGGAATCAGGTTGGTAAGGACGTTAGCCATGATAAAGGTCTCTTGGGGTTAGTTGATTTTGCCGCCAGACCGGATAAATTCCGACCTTTTGGCTGCACTCATCTGCTCAAATTGAGTGCGCGTTACCGTAATCGCGGCCCCGCCGCCTTTACCACTGCCACCGGAAGCCCCGCCACCGGAAGCGCGAGAGCTTGCAATGACCGGCGCGAACGCCTGATTAGATGCAAATTCCGCTTTGAGTTCGTCCAGGGTGAGCGCCGAAGGCTTGCCATCCTGCCCGATAACCACAGTTTGCGGCTGTCCGTCGCGAATGTCAACAGACAGCCGGGCGCGGATGTGAGGCATCAGCAGGGCAGATGATCCGGGGATTGACAGCTCGTTCGCCATGCTGACAGCGACGTTATCCACCAACAACTTGTTCAGGGTTCCGCGCATGTTGCCGAGTTCGGCCTCTTTTGCAGCCAGTGCCTCGGCATGTTTCTGCTGCCAAGATTTATCCAGCGCATCAACATCTCCCGACTTGCGTGCGGACTCCTCGGAGGCTTTGCGGGCCTGTTCTTCGGCCTCTTTCGCCTTCTGCGCTGCTGACTTCTTTTCGGCCAACAGTTCGTCCACCTTCTTTTTCAGGCCGCTGGTATCTTCGATGCCCTCAACCTTCAACCGGAACTTGCCGGATTCGGTCTTGTCGTACATGCCAGCAATGGCGGCGTCCAGCCCTTCGACGGTGTCAACTTCGTATTTCAGCATAGCGATTGCTCCCGGAGCGTGTGCGGCCCAGCCGCGTTAAAGTCCTGCACGTGCAAACGCGACAGGTTCCAAAGCTTTCATTTGCTCAAGCGTGAGCGGTTCAAAGTTTTTTCCTAGGTTCAATTCCGCGAACCTTTCCGCTGACAATCCGCCCTTGCGGAATAGTTCGCCGCGAGTCGGGCCGAGCGCAACATCCTGGAACGCATCCGGCTGCGTCTTGAGCCATTCGTAGTAGTTCTGGCTGGCGGATACTTGTTCACCGCCGTCAGCGCCTTTCGATGCGCGGGTAGCGCCCTCGTCCAGCATGTCAAAGGCCGGGTCAAGCACGGCGATGGTTGTTGATCGGCATTGCGGGTGGAGTGGAGGACGCGGGCCGGAGTCAAGCGGGAATCGTTTTCCGTCAAGACTGGCGCATTGGATTGTGACTCTGGAATCTAGGGTTGACACCCATTCCAGTCCAAGCACGATGTCATCATTTGCCTTGAAAAACGTCTCACGGGCAACCTGCGCCGAGTGCTGCACGGCTGTCCGCACAAGCACGGTGTTTGCCCGGTCAATTTGCGCCAGCGTCCCATCTTGCCCGCGCATTTTCGAGGTGCCTCGCAGACTGCGTACAATCTCTGCCGTGTTTTTTCCCTGATAATAACCCTGCTGAATGACGCCATTTACATATTCGATGCTGTCATCCGTCCAGCCCTGAAGCCACGGCTCAAGCAATGCGCCCTGCCGATAGCCTTGAACGGCAAGCGGCGCGGTCATCACAGCGGTCCGCACTTGCTCGGGCGAAGGAATCACGGACTCAAACGGGACTTTTGAAACAGTCTGGAGATTGCGCGCCTCAAGTTGGGCCTGATACACGGCCGCGTCAATCAGGTCTCCCGTCAGTTGCGTGGTGTATCCGCCAAATATCGCCCGCAGGTCGCGCTCGATGGTGTCCAGCAGGATCTGGATGCGCTTGGCGTCGTAGGTCTCAATGTCGGCCGCAATCAGCCGCATCTGCAAATCACGTTCAGCTTGCTGGAGAAACGGCTTGAACTTGGCGACCTCTGCGGATTTCAGGCGGTCAAGCATGACCTGCTGACGCGTGGCCAGCGTGATGTGCTCGGGCGCGGTCTTGCCTGCCGGTTCAGCCATTCATGCCGCCCATGCGTGGCACGGCGTCGCCGGATTCTTCGCGCAATTCCTCGTCGGTCTTGTCGGCGCTGACGAGTTGTAGTTTCCGCATCAGTCGGTAAAGCTCGGAGTCCGGCAGTTTGCCGAGTTGGTTCGCAGACAGGAGCGCGGTCAGCAGTTGGGCATCTACGGACAGTTGCTCTTTGTCCATCTCGATGCTGTATTCGACCTCACCAGCGCCGCCCATATACATCTGAGCATAGCGCAGCGCCTGCTCGTATGCCTCGCTGACGTTTTCGCAGACGAGAGACAGGACGGAGTGGTTTGCGGCGACTTCAGCGCGGGATTGCTCGGCGGTTTTTGCGACTCCGCCCGGCTGCATCAGTCGAGCGCCCAGGGCAATCATGCGGTTTTCCAGCGCAGTCAGTTCGGCGGGGATAGCCTGGTCAGCCGGGGCGATGGCGTATTTAAAGTCACCACCCACCGGCAGCGGCAGCATGGCGCGGCTACCCATGGCGACGTTGTTTTCGGCCAGCCAGTCACGCCAGGATTCCGACAGCCCGGTTATTGTCGGTTGAGGTTGGCCAGCGTAAAAGAGCGCGTTGTACCAGTCGGCAGCGAGTTGGTAATGCTTGGCGTTGAGGCTGGCAATGTCCATCAGCGGGGCACTGTCGATGCTCGGGTCGTTGTTTTCGCTGCCAATGAAGCAGAACGGGATTTCTGACCACGGCAGACCGTTGGCCATGGTCGGCATGGACTCGCTGACGAGGATTAGCTCATCGGGCCGGTTGGTGTCGCGCTGCCACAGCCGGAC